AAGGCTATCTTTTCCCCGATGTCGAAGGTCTGGTGACCGCCGAAGTCCAAGCACTCCCAGCCTACCAGGGCATAGCCCTCCCTTGTGAAGCCGCCCCTCGGGGTCTTGGTGTCGCCCTCGGTCTTCTCATTACCGTTGTTGTACTGGATATGGTATGCAAATGTCACAGGCTCGATCGTCCCTTCACCGCCATTCGGGTCAAAGGATACCGTGGCAGAGCCTTCCTTCTTGAATACCGCATAAAAGTTAAGGTTCTCGTTCATGGTGACAGGCCATGAGTCAATGAGCGGGGTATCTACTGACGAGTCCTTCCCCCAGCCCACGAACTTGTACCCTGCCTTTGTCACGGCAGGTGCATCAAGGATTGCGTCCTTGTCCTGATGGATCTGGATATCAAGGACCTTGTTCTTGTCCACGTGGTATGCCACGTTTGCATGCACCGCGCCGGACAGTTTCTCATTTATCTCGTTCACATCCTCATAGACGCGGTCCAGCTTTTCCTTCACGTCCTGGGTGTAGTTCTCAACGTTCTGCTGCACCACGGCAGTGAACTCCGCGCTCTTGCCCTCAAGCCTCTCATAGAAGTCCCTTATGCCCTTGGAGATCGACAGGGTGTCCCCGGCGGTCTGCTCCATGTCGGATACGCCCGTGGGGGATACCGTGAAAGTGAAGAACTCCATGTCATAGGTGGACTCGTTTATGTTCACGTCCTTGTCCTGAGTAAGTGGGGACAGGTTCTTCCCGGTTTCCATGAGGAGCTTCAAGGGCTCATCCTCGTTCTTAAGGTCAAGGTGGAAGTAGAGCCTTCCTTTAAGCTGCCCGTCAGAGGGGAGCGACACATTCATGGAACTGTCCATCACCTTAAAAAAGCGTCCGGCTATGATGCCGAAGCCGCTCCCGATGTTCAAGGTATTGGAGTTTGAAAGCCTCACCTTGCAGCCCGTGAAGATCCCGTCCTGCACGGTGGACTGGTAGATTATCGCATCGTCCTGCGGGGTTATCTCCCCGCCCCTGAAGGTTTTCAGGATTATGTTGTTCTCAGCCATTTATTTCCCTCCTTAAGATCTTGGTGAAATCCATCCTCACCGTGCCGAAGGTGAGCTTTGTCATGTCCCCGGTCTCCTTACCCGTAAGCATGCTTATGAAACTCTCACCGCCGGATATGACCTCCACTTCCTGCCCCGGTTCAAGGAACTGGGGATTCACCAGGGTGTCATCATTCATGACGGTCAGTTCTATAAGGTTGTTGTACTTTATCCCGGAAAAGGTGTCCGATGCCACGGCCTCACATAAGGACTTGAAGGAAGATTCCTCACCGCTTGTCACGGTCTTAACCGCACACCGTACAGGCATCATGCGGTCCTTGTCCTCCTTGTCGTAGCTTAAGTCCGGGTGAAGGTAGTAGACCGTGCTTTCCGCATAGTCACCCGTGGTGTCGTATATTATGAGTTTATTGGTATCGACATTTGTCTGCCTTACCGCTATGTTCTTCTTTATGATGTTCGGGAGGTCTGCCTCGATCCGTATGGACGGGCGAAGGTTCCTCCGTATTTCCGCTTTTATCTTTTTCTCATTCGGGTCAAGGGAAAAGTCCACCCTTATCCCGTACTTGGTGAAAGCGGGAATCAGTACTGAATCCAAAAAGTTCACCACGTTAAAATGCCCGCCCTTATCGGACGGGGTTATGTGCAGATACCACTCCGGGGTCTCCGTCACGGCTTCGACTGAAAGCCCGGAAATGTTCTGACAGGCATCGGGGTTACTGATAAATAGCCCCTCTGCCGTATCCTTGATGAATTTTTCAAAAGTCCCCTCCCTCTGTGCGTCAACGGGGAACACTATCCCCGTGTCAAAGAGGGTTATGAGAGGTTTAAATGCCACTTCCATCATAGAATCATCCCCGAATGAGATGCCGGATACTATCCCGCATATGCTGTTCCCGTTCTTTTCGATCCTTATATAATCATTACGGCTGACCTTAAGGGGCTCCACCTTCACAGTATTCGTTTCCGGTGAAAGGAAGTCCTCCTTATAGGTCAATGAGTCAATGTTCGTGTTCGCTATGAAGTTAAGCTCCGGAGTGAAGAACTCCACGTTATACGGTCTCATATATAAGATGCCCCTCCGCTTCAGTCCTTATGATGTTATTGTCCTCGTCTATCACTTTTATCCTGTTCCTCCCTGCCTGCAGGTGTATGAACCTCTCAGTTGAAAAATCACAGTCCTGGTACCGGTCACCCATGAACCGGTCATCAAGGGTGTATTCCTTTATGGAGAAAGGGATCACCGTGGAATCGACTATGAGCTTCCTGTTCGCTGCCACATACCCCGGATAATAACCTGTGGCATAAGGCTCACCGTCAACGTAGTGGCTCCACCTCGGGTTACGGCAGGGCCCGAAGACCGTGAGCATGCACGGGCTGTCCTCAGAACTATCTGAGTCAATGAGGAGTGTCCCGTCACCGCCGTCACGGTATTTGTAGTTATACTTATACCCGTACACCTTGCCGCCCTCACTGTCCCAGTTGGCACGGCTATGCACGTTCCGGTACCATAAGCCGCAGGATAGGAACTTGACGGGGACATCCATCCCCGCCCCGCCGAATTTCAGCTCCGTTTTCTCCAAGGACACGGCACGGAGTTCAATATAGTACGTGCCGTCAGTGTCGTACTTAAGTTTCAGGGGCTTATTCCGTAGGAACGAAGCAAACTCCCTGTACTTCCTGTAGGCGTCGGGAGAGGGGAAGAAGATGCTCCCCCTGATCTCACCCTGCTTCAGTTCCTCCCTTACTGGGCGATAGGTGCTGCCTATCCTTATGAAGGACGTGGCATCCTCAAACCCCAGCCCTTCCGGATCATGGAAGAAGGAATCACGGCTGTTAAGGTCGTATGCCGCCCCTGTTTTATTTATAAGAGTGAATCTCCTCATGTGTATGCCTTTCCCATCATCCGGTTGAAGCCGTCAGATAATTCCCCGACCAGCGTGTCGTTATCAAGGTAGACCCTCATGTCAGCGATCCTAGGAAGGTAGCGGGATAAGAGCTGCTCCACACCGGCCACGTTACTGTTTTCAGCACGGGATGTGTTCTCAGTCACCGCCATCACAGCCCCGTGGCTCACGGTGGCATTGATGTCAGTGGCAAGGCTTAAGTCGGATGCCACGTTCCCCACCGCGTCCCTTACAAGTGAGCGGCTCTTTTCTATGCCCTCAGCAAGGCCGTGCATGAAGTCCGGCATCCATTCCTCATATTCAGCAAGAGGCCCCACATCGGGTGCGGAGAAATGCAGGAATGATGCCACAGTGTCCGCGACGCTCTTTGCCGCATCAGCAACCGCCCCGATAGCCGACCTTATACCGTCTATGAAGCCGTTTATCATGTCTTTCCCCCACTGGATGGCATTTTTTCCTAGGTTTTTGAGAAAATCGATGGCAGAATTGAACCCATTTTTGATGGTTTCCCCCACTTTGCCTATGATCGAACGTATGCCCTCTATCATGGAATTGAAGATATTGATCGCCGCCTGCTTTATGGAGTTAAGGACTGTTTCCAACGTAGCCTTTACACCGTTCCATGCATTGACAACGGCGTTCTTAAGCTGCTCCATGACGTTAACCACGCCCTCGCGTATGGAATGCCATATGTTTATGGTGGTGTCCTTAATGGCATGAACCGCATTGGAGGAAGCAGTCTTTATGTTCTCCCATGCACTGGTCATTGCAGACTTTATAGCTTCCATAGCGGAGATCACGCCTGTCTTTATGGCCTCCCATGCGTTTATCGCGGTCTCCTTTATGGCGTTAACTGCATTGGAGACGCCTTCCTTCACTGCGTTCCACGCATTGATGGATGATTCCTTTATGGCGTTCACCGCATTGACCGCAGTCTCCTTTATACCGTTCATGGCAGAGCCAATGGTGTTCTTTAAGCCTGAAAGGAACCCGTTTATGAAGTTCCGGAAGCCCTCGCAGTTATCGTATATGAGCTTGAAGGCACCGGCGAAGGGGTTCGCGATCATAAGGAGGAGTCCCTGCCAGTTACCCTTTACGAAGTCTACGACTACACCGAAGAATGAGACTATGCCGTCCACAGCCTGTTTCACCAGGGCGACAAGGTTATCCCATAAGTTTATCCAGAACTCACGGAATCCCTCACAGTTGTTCCAGAGGACAACAAAGCCCGCGACGAGTGCTGCCACCGCCGCGATGATAAGTCCTATGGGGTTTGCGAGCAGGATCGTGAAAAGGCCGCTGAATGCTCCGCCCACTGCTGAAAGCACACCGGACACTGCGGAAAAGCCACCGATAAGCCCGGTGATCAGGGTGCCGAGACCCGATATAGCGGTCATTATGGTACCGACCGCTGATATGATGCTTCCGATCACTATAAGTACCGGACCAAGGGCCGCGGCTATAAGGGCCGCGTTCACTATCATCTGCTGGACATGGGGGTCCATCTTCATGAAGTTATCTATGAGTTCCGTTATCTTCTGTATGAGAGGGGTCAGGGTATTTCCCAAAAGCTCTCCCAATGATGTCATAAGGACGTCCACCGATGACTTGAACTTCTCAATGGAACCGCCGGTCCCGCTTAATAAGGCATCAGCCATCCTGTGTGCGGAGTCCCCGGTGTCAAGGAGCGCCTGCTTTAAGCCCTTGAAGTATTCCGGTGACTGGTTAATGAGCGCGAGCCACTTCGCCATCTGATTCTTTCCGAAGATCGCGGATGCAGCGGCCATCTTTTCCTCATCGGATAACCCGCTGAACGATTCAGCAAGTATCCTCTGCACCTCAGTGGAAGACTTCATCTTCCCTGATGCGTCAAAGACCTCTATCCCCAGCCTTTTAAGCCATACCTGTGCGTCCTTTGCAGGGCTCGCAAGACGTGCAAGACCGGTCTTTAGTGCATTGGCACCCTCGGATCCAGAAATGTTCGCGTCCCCGAAAGCCATAGTGTAGGTCGCAAGGTCCGATAAGTCCCATCCTACGGATTTCGCAACGGGTCCTGCCGTGGCCACAGCCTCAAAGAGGTCAGTTGTGGTGGTGTTGGCATTGGCCTGTGCCGTGGCGAAGATGTTAGCGTATGCCGCAGCATGCCCGGATTCCTTCTGGAAAGTCTTCAGTGCACCGCCGAGCCCTGCAGTGACGGCGGACAGGTCTGTCGCCGTGCCTGCCGCAAGGTCAAGGGAGGGTGTCAGCATGTCCGCTGCCTGTCCGGCATTGAAGCCCTGTCGTGCAAAGTTCAGGAGCGCATCTGCTGCGTCCTGTGTGCCGAACACGGAATTTGAAGCCCCCTCCTTCATGGTATTGAAAAGGTTCTCAGCCTCAGTGTCCGTGCTTCCCATCGTCTCTTTCACGAGCCGCATGGTCTTATCCACGTCACCGAACTTGGTGATAGCAGCCGTGGCACCTGCTACCACGGGGACGGTTATCCCCATCGTCAGGTTCTTCCCCATGCCGGATATGCTGTTCCCGACCTGCTTTAACTTTTCCCCGGCGACGCCTATCTTCTGGAGGGCGATGCTTGAAGCCGCGGCCTGTTTCTCAAGGTCCTTTAGCTTCTGCTCGGTCTCTATGATCTCCCTCTGCAGGGCATCATACTTGTCAGCTGACATGGTGCCGTTTGCCAGCTGCTCATCAGCCTGTTTCTGTGCTTCCTTAAGCTGCTTTAATTTATCCTTTGTCTCATCGATGGCTTTTGCGAGAAGCTTCTGTTTCTGTGCAAGAAGGTCGGAGTTCCCTGGATCGAGCTTTAAGAGCCTATTCACGTCCCGGAGTTCCGACTGTGTTGACCGTATCTCCGAATTGACCTGTTTCAAGGCTGTGGAGAGTTTGGTGGTATCCCCGCCGATCTCAACGGTGATCCCTGCTATTCTGTTTGCCATATAATCTCCACCTCCAAAAAGCGCAACAAAAAAGCACCTGCCGTTAAGCAGATGCTCGTAAAACATTTATCCTATGAATATCATTCTTTTTTGTAGAGAAGGTCAAGGGCTTCATCCACTTCCCTTTTCAGGTTCTCCCCGACCGACAGTATGGCGCCTTCGGCTTCAGGGTAAAGGTCCGTCACCCCTCGTGATAATAGAATCAAGTTGTCCGCAAGCCTTCCGATCTTATTTAAGCGTTCCTCCATATTTATCCCCCCTTTCTAAAAGAGGTATTATAGGATTAATTACAGGGGATTTGTTGCCTTAGTGTAATAAACACTAAAAGAAGTGTACTCTGTGATAAGGAAGGTCTAAGCAAGCTGGAGGGATACACCCTCAAGTATGACCTGCTCTCCTTATCACAGAATACACTTCAACAACTATGATTCATAGTAATAAATAATTATCCTCGCATCACTCGGAAATACATCTTCAACTGTAAATTCCGATTTTCCACCGATCAGAATATGTTCAACAAGATTTGCCTTCTTAAAGAAACCAGCATTGCCAGATACTTTTTGAGTCTCAATATTTGTAAAACCAACTCCTTGCAGTAGTTCCTTCGCTTCCTCTATAGTCAGTTTTTCAAAATCTTTTGAACTTTTGGGAACAAATACACTATTCTCATCCTGTACGGCTGCTGCCCTTTTCTTTTCTTCGATGATATTGATATAGTATTCTCTCTTTTCATTCCAGGATTTTGTCTGTTCATCGGACCAATGGTCATCACATCTAAGTCTGTTGGCTTTTAATAAGGCCTCATCATAGTTTCCAGCTGTGACATCATTTTCAATTTCAAGTTCAATAGCCTTTAATTCTTCGACCAGTTTTTCGTGATCTTTCTTTTCTGATCCAAAAAAACTGAACGGGGAATACATTATGAAAACGAATACCGCCACGCCCAGTAGAATATATATGATGCTTTTCTTAAATTCGAACTTCTTCTCAATGTGCTTTCTGTTCCACCGCGCCCCCTCATTTTCATATTTCTTTTCTTGGGAACGTTCCTCATGTTCCATTTCCTTAATGCGTACTTTCGCATTAAGGGCAGAATCACTCTGACCCTCTAATATTAGCTGAGCCCCACAGTAGGTGCAAAAAAAGGTATCTATCCCGTCCTTTACACTAAGTTCTGCCTGACAATTTGGACAATTTAGGTGGAATAACTTCATGTTTTCTTTACCCCTTTGTAAGTCTATACAGGAAAATTTTAACATAGGGTATAGTGATTCTCAACTTAAAAAGCATCAAAATCCTCCTGGGTTGCGACCGTGGCATAATCGCAGTCATCATTCATGTTCTCCACGAATATATCATTGACCATACCCACGGTCAGCATGTCGAGGTCACGGAGAGACAGGCCTATCTGGAGGCAGCGTAAGAGGAAAAGCCCCGTGGTCATTTCCCTTTCAGTCTTGCGCGGTTTTTTTTAGCCTCAGAGTCGGTCTTGATGTTAAGGCCCCATAGCTCTATAAGCTCCGGCAATACCTGGTATATGGAGAATGTATTGAAGTCCTCAAGCCAGTCCTCCACCGTGTCGGGGATGGATCCGTCTGCGTGTTTTGCCATGATGTATGCTATGTTCTCAAACATTTCAAGGGAGAACGCATCAAGGGTGCTGCTTTCAGGATCCTGTGAATCTATGCTCTTTTCAAGGGCTGCGATGTCCTTATAGATATCCCTCTGGAACTTAAGCCTGTATATGCGCGGAATGGCAGCACTCGCACGGAATGCCACCATCTTACCGTCAATTTCTATCTTTTTCGTTATCCCCATCTTTTATCCCTCCGTCACGGTACCGGGTTCATCCTCCGGTTCGTCATAGCCTCCGACCTCGTCCGGCTGGTATACCTTCTTGTACCAGTTGTTGTAGGCAGATGCCTTTGTGCTGTCCCCGGTCTTGGCTTTCACTAAACCGTTCGCAAGGGGACGTGCCTTAAGGGAAAGGGTCTCTGTCTGCACTTCCTTGCTCTCCGTATTGGTCTTTGATTCGATCTTGGGCCTTGATGCGGAGCAGTTGTACATGACATGCCTTATCTTCCTGGCGTCCCCGTCGAACTCGAAAAGGAATGCGAAATGGCCTGTCTGGGAGTTCGCGTTCTCTACCAGTACGTTATTGGAATCCGCGGTCTCCATAAGTACCTCAGTCCTGAAGGATTCAGGTATCATGGCAAGCTCGAGGTCCCCGTCATAGCCCTGGTTGTTGTTTATGACATAGTATTCGATCCCGTCAGCGTAAAAGCTCTCGGGCTCGCCCGTAGGGTCAAGGGATAAGCTCACCGCACCGGGCAGGGGCACAGGGGTACCCCATGATGCCTCGCCCGCATCATCTGTGGTCAGCAGCGCATAGAATGCGTTGCTTATGTTGAATTTCACCTTGTTTCTTTTCATGGTCATACCTCCGTCTCATAAATGACCGTATAGAGCTTCTCGCTCCCGATCCATGTTTCCGATCTGCTGTAAAAAAGGCCGTGCCTGTCAAGCACAGCCTCTATCCTTTCTTCAAGGGTTATGTCCTTCTTATCCGTGTATGCCTCTATACGGAGTCGGTCCTGCTTAAAGTAGGCCACCCCGTCCGCGGCGAAGTTGTCGCTTCCGGGATAGAGGTACACGATGAACGGCGGGTCAGGGCTTTCTCCTTCCGCGAAGTGGTCATAGGCAAAAGGTAGCCCCATTTCCTCCACCATCCTTACGGTCTCTTCCTTAGTCATGTAAGCTCCTTCAGCTCCTTTATGGCCAGAGCCTCGCCCTGTGCTATGTGGGGCTGTGCCTTTGTCCGGCCGCCGCCACGTTTCGCATGCCCGTATTCAAGGAGGTGGGTGAGCCGGTAGTGCTTTGCAGAGTGGACAGTATATTCCGCTCCGAGGGCGAACTTCCCTGTCTGGGTCACTGTCCATGACCGCTTATACTTCCCCGTGTCCACCGGGGCACCGGACTGGATCTTATCCTTCACGTCATCCGCCACTTCCTTAACGGCCACCTTCACTTCCTCTGCCGTCATGTCCACGTATTTCTCGAACTCCTGCGCTATGGCGTTACCCAGTTCATCCACCGATACTGTTCTCATCCTTTATCCTCCGGCACCTGAATTTGATGCACCTGCCCTTATAGTTCATGTGGTCTATGGATACGATGTCATACGCCGAACCTTTGAAAAGGATGCGGTACTTTTCGCTCCTTATGCCCTCGGCCGCGACCGATGCCCTGACGGTGAACGATATGTCCGTATGTTCCACGGTCATCCCCGCGGCTTCAGCTTCCCTTCCGGATTCGCCTCCCACCGTACAGGCGCACTCGTAATAGTCCTCCCATACGCTCATGTGGTTACCAATGGCATCCTTAACGACCGCTGATCTTTGGAACAGGATCCTCTGGTTCAAAAGTGCTATGTCCATCAGAACTTCTCCTCCCTTATGTCAGTGAGCAGCGCCCGGAGAGAGAGGTTCAGGTCATTGTGGTCTGCTTCCTCCCGGTGCTCATAGAGGTATGCGACCGCATACATGACCGCGATCTTCGCATTGGGGTTACTGCTGAAAACATCAGCGTCATCCGTCCGTGCCACCGCCATGCAGATCCTCTCCGCAGCAGATATGATGTCAGAAAGGACTTCATCGTCATCCGGGTAATCCACCCGGAGGTACTGTTTCATTTCTTCAAGGGTCACTGCCATGACTGCTCCTTAAAAAACCGCCCCGGATGTTTTTTCCGGAGCGGTGATCTGCTGTTTACGGGTTAGATGAATTGGAGCCCTTGGTCTTCACCTTAAGGATCTGCACGGCTTCGGGAAGGATCAGCTTTCCGTCAACCCTCTCCTTAGCAACGTAACCGATCATTCCATTGCCGGCGAAGAGTTCCTTAAGTTCTGCGAAAGACCTCGTGCCCCTGTCGCCGATGTTGTAATAGCTGTAATCGCCGAACGCTATGGCATCGGTGGGAGCGTATGCGCTTGTGTGCATCGCATAGCCTAAAAGCCTGTCAGGCTCACCTGCCTGGTAGGAAGGCTGCCAGATATAGGCTCCGTTATTGTCCTTCAAGGTCCTAAGCTGCGCCAAGGTCTTATCATTCAGAATGAAGGAAGCCTTCTTCCTGTAGGGACGCTTTAAGGCATAGACAAGGTCGATAAGCTCATCGGATGCAACCTTCTCCTGCGCGGCAGTGGTAGCAGCAACCTGTCCGCCCTTCGTGGCATGGAAAAGCCCGGTAGGCTTGCCGGTGCCGTCACCGTTAAGGAACGCGTCTTCCTCTGCGTTACCTAAGGCCTTTCCGAACTGGGTGATTATATAGTTCTCAAGGCCGAAGGCGTTATCGTAGAGAAGTTCCTCCGTAACCTTTATGGCCACATGGAGCTTGAAGGCGTCAAGGTAGATCTGGTCGAAGGTAGCATCTCCGAAGGTGAGTGCCCCGCCTTCCTCGATCCATGATGCTGCAGGCTTGGTGGCCGCGATATTAATCTTGTGCTCTCCAGAAGTGGTGATCTTGGTGGCAAGGCCGCGCATGATGTTTTCTTCATCAAGGACATCTATCAACCTGCGATCGTATTCCTCTGGAACGAGGTAGCCTCCATCAGCATCCACGCCTTCCTGCAGGACGTTTGATACCTGCCTGAAATTGGAACGGAGGGCCATAAGCATGGCCTTCCTGTACTCGTCAGATGCCCTTCCGGTCTTTTCCTCGGGAGCCTCCACGGTTCCGGGCTTCACGGTAAGAGGGGTGTTCACGGGCTTACTAAGCTCCGCTTCCCTTTCCTCTGCCCTTCTCGCACGGTCGATGGCAGCCGTGAGATCAGTGATCTCTTTCTCCATCTTTTCATAGGCGGCGGTATCCTCTGCGGATAAGGTGCCATTCTCCAGCTGGTGTTCCTCTACGAAGGCCTTCGCCTGCTCCCAGGTCATTGCCCTCTGCTCGATAAGTTTCTGTAAGTTCATGGTTTTTACCTCCATCATATGAATCTTTTTATGATCTCAAGACGCGTATTGACTTCCGCCACACTACGTCCGGTTACTGTGTCCTGAACAGGTATTTCCGCCTGTTCCTCTATGGGTTTCTTAGGCTCCTTATACTTTGCGGAGAGCTTATTGATAAGCGCGTTCTCCACGGCCTTCCGGGAATAGAGCATTGATGCCTCAGGTGTACCTTCCTCCCTGTCCGTATAGAGGATCCCGTCTGCAAAGCCAAGCTCCACCGCTTTATTCGCATCCATCCAAGACTCTGAGTCCATGAGGTGCGAGAGCTTAGCTCTCGACTGCCCGGTCTTTAAGACATAGGCGTTTATGATCGACTCCTTCACCTCCGAGAGCATGTCGATTGCTTTCTGCATATCGGTATGGTCCCCGAAAGCAATGGTCGCAGGATTATGGATCATCATCATAGATACCGGGGACATAAGGACCTCGTCTGCGGCTACGGCGATCACACTCGCTGCGGATGCCGCAATACCGTCTATCTTTGCAGTCACCTTCCCCTTATAGTTTTTTAGCATGTTGTAGATCTGGGCTGCGGCCACGCAGTCACCACCGGGTGAGTTTATCCACACAGTCACATCCCCCTCACCGGAATTCAGCTCCTCATTAAAAAGAGCCGGAGTGACGTCATCGTCATACCAGCTCTCACTTGCTATCGTCCCGTTAAGGGTTAGGACCCTCTCTATGCATTCCTCCCCGGTGTCCTGGTCCCAGGCCCGGTGAGTTTTCCAGTTCCAGAACTTGTTCATCGGTTCCACTCCTTTCTTTATAAGCAGCCCCTGCGTCTTTAAGGGGCACCATATTTCCGTTCACAAGATAAAGATCCCCGCCTTCCTCTTCGGAGACGGGGGATAGGTTTTCCAAAGCCCTTATGTCATTTGCTGACATCCATCCATTCTGCCGCGCAACCGCGTATCCCTGCATGCGGCTCTGGTAATCTCCCCTCATAAGTCCGTCAAGGTTCAGCTTAAAGAAGTATTCCTTCTTCTCGTTCTCCGATAAGAGGCGTCTGTTCAATGCAGCCTCTATCCGGCATACCCAGGGATCCAATGTATATTTCACAAACTCAATAGACTGGTTCTCGATATTTGAGAAAGTAGCCCTGTCAAGGTCACCCACCAGATGGGGCGGAACCCTGAAGATCCGCGCGATCTCATCTATCTGGAACCGTCTCGTTTCAAGGAACTGGGCTTCATTCGGTGCGATCGAGATAGGGGAATACTTCATCCCCTCCTCAAGGACCGCCACCTTGTTTGAATTTGCGCTCCCTCCGAATGTGGAGTTCCACGATTCCCTTATCCTTGCCGGATCCTTAAGTGTCCCCGGATGCTCAAGGACGCCACTCGGCTGTGCGCCGTTTGCGAAGAACTTGCTGCCGTATTCCTCACAGGCTATCGACATCCCTATGGCGTTCTTGGCCATTGCAATGGGGGAGTACCCTATAAGCCCGTCAAACCCGAGCCCGGGGATATGAAGTACATCCTCCGGCTTGAGCCTTACCGCACCTTCCTTCAGGGTGTGGGCATCATCCTGTGAAACAAGGTACTCATAATAGAGCTTTCCCTTATCGTCCCGGTCGACTTTCATCCTGTCCGGCATAAGGGGATAGATCCCTATGACATCACCCCGTCCGTTCCGGATGACCTGGCTATAGGAGTTTCCCCAGAGTAGGAGATGAGTCATAAGGGTTTCACGGAAGATGAAGCTCGTCATCTCCGGATTTGGCTCATCGTGGAGCAAAAAATAAAGCGGATGATCCACCGCTTTCTCCTTGCCCCCGTCCCCTGTGTACTTATAAAGCTGCAGGGGAAGGCTCGCTATCGCCTCTGAAAGTATACGGACGCAGCTGTATACGGCTGTCATCTGCATAGCAGTCCGTTCCGTCACCCTTTTCCCTGCTGCCGAATATCCAAGGAAGAAGTTATAGGCCTGTCCCGACGTACTGTTTTTAGGTTTATCCCTTGACCGGAAAATGCTTAATAGTCCCATGTTTACCTCCACTAAAAAAGCACCGCCGGAGCGATGCGTTTAGTTTTTATATAGATGTACTCAGCTATATTGTATTCGCTCTGAAATTGACTTTACAGACCGAATTATCCTTTGCTAAAAGATGTTATTATACCTTGCTTGGCGTCCGGGGAATACACCACCCTAACGCTATCACCAGGCTTGAGCCTGACACTGACCCACGCACTTGGGGAAGCGATGACTATTTCCTGATTGACTTGCACTCGATATCTTCCGATTTTTCCGTTGTCTATACACTCCACTACAATGCCGTCAGCTTCTACACTTCTGCTATTCGCTCCGGCTCCTCCAGCGACCATCTCTAATTCATTATCACTTAATTTGCGCTTATCCATATCTATGATCTTCCTTCTGAAAAGATAACTACTATATATTTATACGATTCATTCCGGATCATGGCAATGGTTTTTCAGAATATGATAAGCCCCCGGTTATTATATACGCTCTCCCCGGTATCGTTCCCGTTCCGGATCGCACGGTCGAGGGCCATGATAGTCGCTATCGCACCATCTATCTTTTCAGTGGACTTCTCCTTGTCAGCCTTTATGTTCCCGGCAGGATCCGTCCGGATGAAGATATTATCCATGTTCCACCGGAGCACAGGGTGGCCTCCATGGGCTATCTTTTCTTCAAGAGTCAGCTTCATAAGCTCCTTGGTAGGCGGGCTCATATCCTTAAATCCCTGTCCGAAAGGAACCACCGTGAATCCCATTTCCTCAAGGTTCTGCACCATCTGGACGGCTCCCCATCTGTCGAACCCGACCTCCCGGATATTGAAACGCTCCCCCAAGGATTCTATGAATTTCTCAATAAAGGCATAATGCACCACGTTTCCTTCGGTGGTCATTAAATATCCTTCCTTCTCCCATACATCATACATGACGTGATCCCGCTTAACCCTTAAGTCAAGCGTTTCCTCTGGGAGCCAGAAGTATGGAAGTATCTGGTACTTATCATCCTCGTCAAGAGGTGGAAATACCAATACAAAAGCGGTGATATCCGTGGTGGAGGATAAGTCAAGGCCACCGTAGCATACCCGTCCTTCCAGTTCCTTCTCATCAACAGGGAAGGCGCATTTATCCCATTTATCCATAGGCATCCAGCGGATACTTTGCTTTACCCATTGGTTAAGCCTTAACTGACGGAATGCATTTTCCTCTGCGGGGTTCTGCCTTGCCTGCTCACAGGCTGCGGCTACTTTGTCTATCCCGATAGTAATTCCAAGGCTCGGGTTTGCTTTTGCCCATACCTTAGGATCTGTCCAGTCGTCCGTTTCCTCTGCTCCAAAGATACAGGGATAAAAATGAGGATCGCTTTTCCTTCCCTCGATTATGTCCTTGGCCTTGTTATGCAGGGCGTAGCAGATCGAGGTGGTCGAATCACCCGCGGTTGTAATGATAAAATGAACGGGATTTTTTCTTGCGTCGGAGGTTCCCGTGGTCATCATCTTATAAAAGTCAGGGGTTTTCTGGACCCATAACTCATCAAAAATAAGTGCGCTGACGTTTATACCGGATTTCCCCGCCACGTCTGCTGACACGGCTTTATACACGCTGTTTGTGGGGAGGAAGATTATGCTCTTCCGGCTTGGACGGATTTCACATCGCTTCTCAAGTGGTTTACATAACTTGACCATATCACAGGCGACGTCGAACACCAGCGACGCCTGGTCGCGGTCCGCAGCGCATCCGTACACCTCAGCCCTCTGCTCTCCATCTGCACAGAGCATATATAACGCCACGGCTGCTGCGAGCTCAGATTTTCCGCATTTTTTTGGCACCTCGATATACACCGTGTTAAACTGCCTGTACCCGTCAGGTTTCAAGATCCCGAACACATCCCGGACTATCTGTTCCTGCCAGTCTATTAGGTCAAAGGGCTGATCATAGAACTCCCCCTTTGTATGCTTTAACTGCTCGATAAAAGCTACTACAAAATCGGCAGCCTCCTTATCATATTTTGAAATAGGTGCCATGAAGCGTGTGGGCGTGTATTTTTTAAGTTTCCTTATTTTCCCCATAAAAATAAGCCGCTAAGCGGCTCTCCTAAATCTATGTACGAGAAAAAGGGTCGGGCCCTTTTTCTTTCCTTTCTTAGTTGTAGCTCTGCATCAGGATGCTGAAGGCTATCTGTGCGGCTTCGTCATCCTCGGCGGGTTCTAAATCCCATCCTCTGTCGTAGTGGGCTACCTTCTCGCCGTCGATCCTGATCTCCAGCTTGCTGATCCTTCCTCCGTCGATCCCGAACTCGCTGCCTTCCTCGAAGCTCTTTACCCAGTAATGGGCGATTTTGCTGTTTCCGCTTTTAATGTTGATCCCGATTGTTCCTTCGTGCCAGCCGTTTCTCATTTTCCTGTCCTCCTTTTTGGTAGGGTTTTCCTTTGTTCTGAGGATATATTCGCTCTAAAACACAGTAATATCAAGCCTTTCAGCCGTCATATATTTCACAAATGTACATTTTATCTATTGTTCATGATGTACGAGAAAAAGAGCCGAGGCTCTTTTTCCTTTCCTTCTTCAGATCCTTGAATCCTCATGGGCTTCAAGGTGTTTAAGGAAATCGTCGACCTCTGCAAGGTCCTTAAGGTCCTCGTTGTATGCTCCGAGCCCGCAGGCCCTTATCACCCGGTAGATGCCCCAGCGGGTCTTGAGTAACCCCAGGCCTTCCTTCTCAGCGATCTTCGTGGCTGTCCTTGTGAGCTTGTCCATCTTTGTGATTTCGGTGTCCTTTCCCTTTTCGAATGCCCCCTTGCAGCCTGTCCTGTCGATGTACCTCATTCTCGTGTCCTCCTTCTTGGTGGTGTTTTCCCTTTCGGTGAGTGTATATTCGCTCTGAAAAGCACATATATCAACTCATTTCCGCATCATATATCCACCAAAGATCGGGAGCCGTTATTGTGTAGATTTCTCTATTCTGCAGACCAAGCCGTCAACTATGAAAATGGTCATCCGGTAGCCCATCCAGTCTGCCTCTATTATCCTGACACCGCAGTAGGCATTGCTCCGTTCCCTGTCGCTTATGATCCTTCCTCTCCGGGTGATGTACCCGGCGAGCCTTGCCTTAAGCCTGTCCTTCATTTCCTCTCTTTCATTCCAGTTCATAGCGCCCTCCCCTCAAAGCCGCTCGGTGGGCTCTTTGTACTCCCCGAAGGCCTCAACGATCTCTGCCTTAAGGCCGTAGTCCTTTTCCGCGCTCCTCGCGGTCCTCTCGGCGAGTTCCCGGGTCAGCGTCCTTATGAACTGTCTATTTTCGATTATAACCTTGTAAACCTTTGTCTTCATGGCATCCGCCTCCTTATGTTTGTTATGGTATATATCACTCTATATGGCTTATAATGCAACGCCTATGTGCGATATATATGTAACAATAAAGGATGGCGGAATTTGTGTATTAATTAAGGCACCTCTGAAAAGGTGCCTCAGTCATTTGCTACATAAGTATCGAACCATTCATTCATTTGTTTTTTCAATTCTTCAAAAGGTAAATCATCCGGAAATGTATCCGTATCTTCAAAACGCCCTATCCGGGCTTCATTTTCATTCTCTGCAAACTCAATTACATAACTGCTATCAAAGTGATCAATCCTATAAAAGCCTCCATCCGGACCTCTATAGCATACATATATGCCATAGATATATTCCATCTCGAATCTTTCGTATCCAAGTCCTTCGAAAAAAGGATCCTGATCAACTTTCTGCATAATGATAGCCCCCGTATTTTCTGGTCATCATAGCATAAAATACCCATGATCTTCAATCATAACACGAGAAAAGGGGCCGTCCCTGGCCCCCGGTTTCCCGGCCTGTTCTCAGTTTACTTTGAACCGGAGTCCCGGCCTTTTCTCTACCCCGCCTTCGCAGAAGTAGTTCTTCTTTTCAACCGTTGCGAGCCCCTCAAGGGTGATCCCTTCGGTCGCAAGGTGGTGGATGTTCTCCATCAGGGCCGTGCTTGTGTTGGTGTAGATGAAGGTCTTGATCCCGGCCTTCCGAAGGGCCTTTGCGAAGTCTGCGACCTCCCTGTCCCAAAGGAAATCATCAAGTTCAAGTTCTTCCTTGTCCTCCTCGGTTGAGAACCTCCAGGCCCTGTAGGCTTTCACCTCGCCGTCCGTGTAAGGGAAGGTCATTGCCTTTTTCTCTTCGTACCAGGCCTTAAGCTCCTCACTGTCCCAGCCTTTCTCCTCGATGATCTGCTCCTTCTTCTTAAGGAAGGCCTCCCTTTTCTCTTCAAAAGCCCTGCCAGCGTCCTCGAGTTCCTTGAAATAAGTGTTTTCCATGTTGCGTTCCTCCTTTGTTTTGGTAGTGTATATATCACTCTAAAGCACATATATAGCAACCTGTATCGGAGGAATATATGTAACAAATAGGTGGAACAGCATTTGTGTATTTTTCAATCCGCATTTTTACCAAATTCCGGGGTACGGAAACTGGAGGAACTCACAATTGAACTCCATCCTCACCGGCACCATAATGGTATACGAATAGTGCATGACACAAAGATGCAGGATGGCCACGGCATCCTGCATCGGGGTAATCACCATCCTTTCTATGTTAACGGCTTTTGCCGAATGATGCAGGCCATCCGTGGGGCCTGCATCTTTTCTCTTAAACCTTTTCATGTACTGCCCTTAAGATTTCATCCTGATCTTCCTTCTTTATCCCTATGCTTTCCAAGGCTTCCCTTGTTCCGCAATCCGGACAGATCAGGGTACTGTTGTCTTTCCTTGAAATAGCCGGTCTCTCGGAAAACAGGCATCCACATCGCGGGCATTTCCTCATACGCTCCATTTTCACTCCTCCCGGATCTTCCTTACGATGTCCTCTCCGTAAACCACGTTCAAGCCGGATCCGTTATCCCATTTCATAAGGAGGCTTGCCGTATCGTCTACCCCAATCACGGTTCCTTTGGTTCCTATCGGCGGAGCCTGTGGATCATCCATCCTTATAAGCTCTACCCTTGTTCCAAGAGGGTACGTTTTCCGTACCCTCTCAACTGTCTCTCTGTCCGGAAATCTCATGCCTTCTCCTCCCTCTTTGCCTTCATCTTTGCGGAAAACTCGTCCGCGGCTTCCTTCGTGGAGAAGGCTGCGCTGCCGGAGAGGTTTTTAAGCAAAATCTTCCGATCTGTTTTGAATTCTGCACCGATGAATCCCAGCCGGAGGAGGAAGCAGCGCATGGCGAATTTTTCGCTTTCCACTTCCTTCTCTGTGGCGTTCACCCTTTTCTGTTCGTTAGCCATCCGGCAGAGGGCTTCGATGAACTTGGTGTAGGCTCTCACCTCTTCGGCCCCCTCAGCCGTGAACCAGGGGAAGGAAACCTTCTCGTCCGTAATCCCGATCTCAAGGCTGTCCGCCCCGAAGGCTTTCGTGAAAAGGGCCTCTTTGCTATCCCTTATCTTTTTAAGAATCTCGATCCCCTCATCCGTAAAGGAATCCCTCGGCACCTCGATGGTAAGGCTATCCGTTTCTTCCTTTGCTTCTGTCAAAGGATCCTCCGCCTCAAACCCGGCCTCACTCAGCTTTTCCTTTACCTTCAAGAGTTCCTCCTCCGTTACCCTCTCGTCAAATGTAAGGGTGCCGTCCTTCGTTATCGTGAAGTTCCCAATCGCGTAGGCAAATGTGGGTGCCCCCTTGTAAACCGCTGCCATCCTAAGGGCTCCTACCATCGCCCCGACCATCTCTTTCCTCTTTGCTCCTGTTACATTAAAGTGAAGTTCCATGCCTTCCACCTCCTTTTTTGTTGTGACACATATATCACTCTGAAAGCCTTTAGTATCAAGGCTTTCAGGCGAAATAAATGTTACAAATCGAGGTGAATATTATGTGCAGGGTACACAACGCTTTACTCTGGCTTCGGAACATCGGCATAGGTGATCTTTTCACCATCCCTCTCCACATATACCTCTGCCGTGGCATTGGAAGCGCGGAAGCGTTCAACTGCCACGTCCACGAATTTCGGTTCCAGTTCGATTCCAAAGCACACACGCCCTAACTGCTCACAGGCTATTAAGGTGGAAGCGGATCCAAGGAAACCGTCCAGCACCATTCCGTTCGTCTGGGTGCACTGTTTTATAAGATAAGCAATGAGGGGAACCGGCTTTGAGCTTGGATGCCCGCAGCCATCCTCTTTAGCGTTCTTTATCCCGTCAAACTCGAAAACATTCGTCTGTTTTTGATCCCCGTACCAGATATGTTTTCCGTCTTTCCGCCATCCCCATATGATTGGTTCCGAGTTGAATTTCCAGTCCGTTCTCATAAGAGGGGCACGGGGCTTCCTCCAGATCAGTCCTGCACCAACCTTGAAGCCTGCGTCCTCATATGCGTCATAGAAAACGCGGGCCTTCATGGTGGCGTAAAACACATATATGGATGCGTCCTTTGCCATTGCCTCTTTGAAGTTATCAAAAGCCTTCTTAAGGAACTCATATCCCTTTTTATCATCCAGGTCATCGTTCTTTATTTTCCCCACGGATGACTCAAGGGCTACGAAATAAGGAGGATCCGTGCAGACCAGATTTACCTTCTTATCTCCGAGTAGCTTCTTATAAGTTTCAGGCTCTGTGGAGTCGCCGCATATTACTGTGTGGGGCCCAAGATGCCAGATATCACCTTCCTTGGAGAAGGTGGGTTTTTTAAGCTCTGCTTCAACATCAAAATCATCCTCCTCACCTTCGGAGTCGGTATCGAAAAGAGATGCGATCTCTTTCTCATCAAAGCCTGTGAGAGAGACATCAAACCCAAGCTCCTGCAGGGATTCCATCTCAACTTTCAAAAGCTCCGAATCCCATCCTGCATCTTCTGCGTAACGGTTGTCAGCCAATATATAGGCTTTCTTCTGTGCCTCGGTGAGGTCATCCACGAACACGCAGGGGACCTCTGAGTATCCCTCGGCCTTTGCACCTACAAGCCTGCCATGCCCGGCGAGTACGTTATAGTCCCTGTCGATGATCAAGGGATTCACGAAGCCGAATTCCCGTAAAGAAGCCCGGAGCTTATTTATCTGCTCCGGGCTATGGGTTCTTGCATTATTTACATATGGCACCAGCTTATCTACGCTGACAAGCTGCATTTCAGATGTACTTTTCATTTATTTCCTCCTCGTCCGGAGCAGTATCTCCATGATGTCGTCGTTGGGGTTATTTACCACCTCGGTGGGGCAGTTTTCCTTCACGATCTGAAGGATCTCGTTCCCGAGGGTTATCCCTTGTCGGTTATAATCCATGCTCATTTTTACGTAAGGACTTGCTATGGCAGCGCCCGTGGTCGGGTGCTTGGCTATATATCCGAGCTTACTTATTGTCTGCTCACAGTGGATCCACCGGGCCATCGTCATTGCGTACTGCTCAAGGAGCTGGCGGGGTATGAAGTTTTCGCACTCCATTGATTTAAGCCAAGCATATGTGCTTTCATATATCTCCTTTGAGCATAACGACGTCCCGTCCCTCTGGATCTCAGTCAAGTACTCGCTGACTGGCGGCATATCTATGCCCTTAAGCTCCGGTGGCACGATCATCGCTTCAACTTTTTTATTCTCTTTCAGTTTGTCAGCCAGGGCTTTTGGCTTCCGGCCCGCACCGGGCCTTGCACCACCCCGGCGCGTTCCGTCCTTTGCCATTTCTCCCTCCTTAGAAATCAAAAAAAGGCCTGTTTTTTCAAACACGGTCCTTTGAATAAAGCTAAATGCTGTAAAGATCAGTGTGAGGGTAAATACCCCGTTTGAAAACCCGAAAAATTCACGCGAAGGGGCGGCCCGTTCCTGTAAAATCAAGGCTTTAGAGATTTGCAATCCCCCTACCTCTTGCCGTTATTGAGTTTCAGGGTTCGCGTGTTTGCAGACCCTTGTCACGTCTGGCTTTCAGGTGTATGCGAGAGTGGCAACTTTTGCAAAGAGCCATCAAGTTCTCCTCGTCATTTGTCCCACCTTCGGCCAGAGGTTTAAGGTGGTGAACGTGTTCTACCTTGGTGATCCTTCCTTCACGGAAACAGCACTCGCAGAAGGGGTGCTTCATAACGTATGCCTTACGGATCTTTTCCCAAGCATAACCGTACCTCTTCTTCGTCGCCGGATCTCGCTCGTAACGTTCGTAGTTCCTGTTCATTATCTTCCGGTGCTTTTCACAGTACTGTCCGTCAGATAGCTCCGGACACCCTGGGTAGGCACACGGTCTTTTTGGTTTTCTTGGCATAAAGGAGCCTCCAGTCCTATTGTACTTTTACAAATTAAATGTTAATATCTTACCCAGATTAGCTGTATTTACGCCTATTTTTATTTTTTAAGCTCTCATTTTTTGCAAACCGCTATGGAACAAACAAAGACTGTTGATCCCATATTAAAAAACGCACGTGAGTACGAAAAAGAACTCACCCGCATTTTTAATCGTTTTAATACTCACTTCTGGAATGAAGAGCTCCCAGAGGTCATTATTACTTTTGTTCCTACAAGAAGATTTTTAGGCCATTTATCTTCATATCCAGCTTGGGTCTCTGATGATGATGATCCAAAGTATGAACTTAACATCAGCGCCTATACCATAAGCAGTCCACCGGAAGAGATCTGCTCGACCCTTCTCCATGAACAGTGTCATCTTTATTGCAGAATCCATGACATAAAAGAAACCTCAAATAATCACCGATACCATAACAAACGTTTCAAAGAAGTGGCCGAAGCGCATGGACTTATCATTAGTTATGATCCATCCATTGGCTGGTCTCCATCGGAGCTTAACTCGAAAGCAAAAGCCTATGTTAAGAGGCTTAATATAAAGCAATTCGGTTATAAAAAGGAGTATTTCTATAAAGGAAGCAACCTTAAAAGGTTTTCATGTCCTATCTGTCATGGCCCCGCTGTTTACTCCGTCATTCCACAGGATGTCCTCTGCGCCAACTGCAAAGTACCTCTTGAATACATGCCAATAAAAAATCCGCATTGACACCGTCTTTGCCTGTGGTATCATCATA